TTATGTCAGTAATAGCATACATTGCCAACTGGATAATATGGATGGCGATATATGATGTGATAGATTATATCAAGAGAAAGGAATAATAACATGATATACAAAAATAAGAAAACAGGAGAAAAAGTCAGAGCCGAGCAGTTTTCACCGCAAAACATCATTGCCAGATACGCCATTGTCAAAGTAGAGAGCAAAGAAGGCGCTACAGTAAACATGGAGGCTGGTGATTGGATTGTACAAAATGGATCAAGGGTTTATGTTGTACGTAAAGATACATTTAATAAGCTGTATGTACGTGCTGCACCACGGCAGAGGTTAAAGTATGCAGATGCTGATACAGTAATTGACTGGACAGGAGCGGTTCTTATGCCAGCAACGTAAAGAAAGGAGGCTAATCTATGCCAAGACAAAGAAGTCCCAGCAGAGACGAAGCTAAGCGGATGTATCTTGATAGCAAAGGTAAGATGCTGCTAAAGGATATTGCTAAAGCTGTAGGTAAGCAAGATACACAGATTCGCAGGTGGAAATCATTAGATCACTGGGACGAGGAATTGAAAGGTAACGTTACTATTCCGAAAGATAACGTTACTAAACAGAACAATGGTATAGAGAAGCCTCCTAAAACAGAGCTACTGCCAGAAGAAATAGAAACACTGAACAATGAGGAGCTGACCGAGAAACAGCGCCTTTTTTGTTTGTATTATGTAAGATGGTTCAATGCGACTAAGGCATATCAAAAAGCATATAGCTGTGACTACTTCACGGCAGCTGCTAACGGTCCACGATTGCTAGGGAATGCTAGAATAAAAGAAGAGATACAAAGAATCAAAGATGCAAAGATCAAACAGACCATGTATTCTACAGAAGATTACTTCCAGAAGATGATTGACATTGCCTATTCGGATGTAACCGATTATCTGTCATTCGGGCAGGAAGAGGTGCATGATAAAAACGGAAACACATTCATGATGAACGTCATAAACCTGAAAGAATCATGTGATGTTGATGGCACACTTATTCAGGAAGTAAAACAGGGCAAAGACGGCTGCTCTATAAAACTTGTCAGCAAAGAGTTTGCGCTAAAATGGCTGGATAAGCATTATAGCGAAGCTACGGACTTACAGAAAGCACAGCTCGAGCAGTTAAGAGCGCAGACGGATAAGCTTACCATAGCAAAAGGCGATGATGAACAGCTGTCAAAAGTAGATAAGATCCTGGAGGAGATGCAACGAGATGCTGAGCGAAAAGCAGGCTGAATTCATTCGTGAAGGGAATCATCGCTGGAACTTCAAGATAGGTGCCACCGGTACTGGTAAGACATATCTGGACTTTACCTATCTGATACCGCAAAGGTTGCGAGAACGCCACGGAAAAGAAGGATTGAATGCTCTGATAGGTGTTACACAGCAAACGGTCGAACGTAACGTGCTGGAGCCGATGCGTGAATACTGGGGGCCTGACTTAGTAGGAGATATCCGGAAGGGAACCAATAAGGTCCATCTATTCGGTGAGGATGCTTACGTATTGGGGGCTGAGAAGATAAGTTCTGTTGCAAGGCTGCGTGGTTCCACATTGAAATATTGCTACGGTGATGAAACAGTAGATTGGAACAAAGAGGTCTTTCAGCTGCTGAAATCACGATTGAGGACTGGATATAGCCTGTTTGATGGAACCGGGAACCCACAGCACCCAAAGCACTGGCTGAAACGATTCATCGACAGTGATGCAGATGTGTACTGTCAGCAGTATAAGTTGGATGATAACCCATTCCTTCCTGATGAGGTCAGAGAAGAATTGAAAAAGGAATATTTTGGTACTGTAGAGTATAACCGTTATATCCTTGGAGAATGGTGCAATGCTGAAGGACTGATATTCAAACCATATGCAGATAATCCAAAACTCTGGGAAGTAGAGATACTTCCTTTTTTTCAGATGGTTAATATCGGTCTGGATATCGGAGGTACGAAATCACATTCCACGCTCGCAGCTACAGGGATAGCACCGGCTTACAGCTCTATCTGCACTTTCTTGGAAAAGAAGATCACTCATGCGAAAGGTACGATCGATACGGTAAGTATCTGCCGAGCATGTGTGGAAATGATACAGCTCTGCATCCTGGAGGGATATTATCCTGCCTATATCTTCGTTGATAATGCGGAACAGGTCATCCTGAACAGTATCAGAGGATATGTGCAGCGAGCCGGGTATACGACGGTCGTGTGGGATTGCAAAAAGGTAGAAGGAAAAGATAGGATACTTGTCTATAACCTGCTGCTCGGTCAGAAACGTATGCTATTCCGAAATGTACCGACCGTATCAGAGGCGCTGGCTACGGTCCTTTACGACGAGAAAAAGGATGAGGATGCTATCCTGGATGATTTTACTACGGATGTCGATAGCTTCGATGCACATTTCTACAGTTGGAGCTTTTTCATGGATTACATTACCGCATTCAGATAGGAGGGATGCTATGAAGAACGTTTATGAGGTTCTAAAGGATTTGGGGCATGAGATTCCGGAAGAATTACAACAGTATTACGGAAACATCGAATACTGGAAACAATGGTGGCAGGGATATGTGCCGAAATTCCATCAATACAAGGTGACCAATATTGAAAAAGAATTGATGACAATGAAACGTAGATCCTTGAAAATGGCGAAAAAGGTATGTGAGGACTGGGCAAACCTACTTTTGAATGATAAGACCACGGTGATCATCGATGAGACGGTGGATGTGGGCACTGATGGAAAAGATGATAGCAAAGATAATAAAATAAACGAATCTCAGAAATTCGTCACCGGTGATGAAAATGAACAGGCTGGAGGCGTTTTTGGATTGTCTAAGTTCTGGAAGAATGGCAACAAGACCGTAGAAAAAGAGTATGCTCTTGGAACAGCTGCATTCATCCTTGTACCACACAAAGCAAAAGTGTTGAAAGGGAAGCTGACAGCAGAGAGTGTAAAAATCAACTGCATCAAGGAAGCCTGCTGTATCATACCATTATCATGGGATGGTGATGATATTACGGAATGCGCATTCGCCAGCAGCAAACAGATATCAGGAAAGTCTTATATGTACCTGCAGGTCATGCTGCAGCTGGAAGATGGCCGCTACAGGGTGGAAAATCATTACTATTTGAAAAGCGGCGATTCATATGGGCCGGTCAGCATCAATCCAAAAGGAGAAGCACTATGGTACATCCTTCCTGCGAAGCCCTTCTTCATATTGACACCTAACATCGAAAACAATATCCTAGAAACGACTCCGATGGGGATATCTGTATTTGCGAATGCGATAGACCAGCTTCAGGCATGTGACATCGCCTATGACAATATGTATACAGATTTCATTCTAGGCCGCAAGAAAGTGTTCATGAGTCAGGATGTCATCAGTACAGAGGATGTTTCTGTGATGGGAAGCGACGGTAAACCGAAGCTTGATAGCAATGGAAAACCTGTTATCATCAAGAAGCCAATGGCTGGGGAAGCAATCGAACAGAGTATGTTTGTCAATGTCGGACAGCAGATGCCGACAACAGATAGATTCTTCCAGGAATACAATCCATCCCTGCGTGTGGAAGAGAATAAGAACGGTATCCAGTTTGCACTGAACTTGCTCTCCTCAAAGGTAGGGTTTGGTCAGAACAAGTATCAATTCAGTATACAAACGATGGCAACGGCTACTGAGGTCAAAGCAAGCAGCAAGGATCTGACAGAAAGTGTATGGAAGCAGCGTGTAGTGATACAGGATGTCTTGACCGAAATGACACGTTCGATTCTCACTATTGGAAGGGAGCTATGTGGTAAGCCTGTAAATCCAGATGCTAAAATTACTATAAAATTCGACAATACGATGTTCAATGATGAAGAGGCAGAAAAACTCATGGACATGCAATTAGTAAGTTCCAGTATCATGATGAAATGGGAATGGCGTGTAAAATGGCTAGGAGAGACAGAGGGAGATGCACGTCAGAAAACAGGGGAATCATTTGCGGAAAGTGATACTGCATCCATTTCTTATGAAGATGATAAAATCAAGAAAAAGGTTGAAGATGCATCCGGTAAAGCTCTTAATGGTGCTCAAACACAATCACTCTTAGCAGTCATCAATCAATTTGCCCAGGGATCGTTGTCTTTAAGTCAAGCAATCAATGTGATATCAACTGCTATTGGAATATCAAAAGAGGAAGCCAAAGAGATTCTTGAAGGTACAGAATAATGCTTACTCCTGAGTATTTGCAATCTGTTGGAGTTGATATCGAAAATCTATTTTATGATGCAGAAACAGATATACTGATTGATATTGCACGACGTATCAGGGAAAATGATTTCAAAATGACAGCCACTGCCGAATATCAGGTTCAGAAATTGAAAGAACTTGGTTTAGCAACAAAAACAATAAATGATATCCTTGCAGAAGCATTAAATACTTCAAATGAGAAAATTGAGGAAATCATGCAGGAAAGCATTTATAAAGCAATTAGGAGCGACATGTATATATATGAGGCTGCAGGCTTGGATGTATCCGGAATATCGTATAAAGAGCAAATTCTTAAAGGCACCAATGCCGCAAAGGGTGAAATCAAAAACTTATGCAAAACTACTGCACAGCTAGGAACGAACAAGTTCATAGAATTGCTTGATAAAGCATATTTACAAGCTTCTAGCGGCGCTTTTTCCTATGATATGGCTATAAGTAACGTGATCAATGATTTGGCTGCCAACGGGCTAGGAATGATAGAATATCCAACAGGCACAAGAAGACGAATCGACACAGTAGCAAGAACCGCCGTGAGAACTGCTGTTAATCAGAGTGCACTAAAGTGCCAGGAAGATGTGATGGATGAAATGGATGTGAATCTTGTAGAAACCTCTTCTCATTTAGGGGCAAGACCATCACATGCTGAATGGCAGGGAAGAATCTTCTGGCGATTGAAGCCATATGGAAATTATGAAAACTTTAAAGAGGCTACTGGATATGGAACGGGAGCAGGTCTTGGAGGCTGGAATTGTCGACATTCGTTTTATCCTTATTTCCCAGGATTGAGTGAGAGAACCTATCAGCATTATCGTAAAAAGGAAAATGAAGAGGTTTATCAGTTGGAACAGGAACAGCGTTATAACGAGAGGAAGATTCGTGAATGGAAGCGTAGGCAGGCTGTAAATAAGGCTGGCGGTGTAGATACAACGTTAGAATGTCGCAAGGTCAGAGAGTGGCAACAACGTCAGGCAGACTTCTTGAAAGCTCATCCGGATATGAAGAGAAATTATTCAAGAGAGATGGTTGAGAAACGGGTCGTTCGAAAGAAGGTGTAGATATGTGTAAACATGCATACATGACGAAACAGCACATTTATTACGATAAAGGATGCAGGATCATACGGGAATATGATACCTGCATTTTTTGTGGCCGCAAGACAGAAGAACGTCTCAGCTATATGAATGATCCACCGAAGCGGAAGCTGCCCTATTTCGGGCCTCATTTACCATGACCTGAGCATGTCGTTTAAACTGCATCATTACTCAATGGCAAGAGATATAAACTGCCGGCCTATTCCCGGAGAGAACCGGATATAAAAAACA